CATCGTCGGTCTCCTGCTTGTCGGATTGATCATCCGGCGCATCTTCCGACGACGCGCTGGACTTGGCCTGGCCGGCCTTTGGGTTTGAAGCCGGCGCGACACCGAGCACGGCAGCCATGATGAACTCTTCAGGGATATCGGCGTCCCGCATGCCCCGAATATCCTGCGCATAACTGCGCCAGACCGTCTCGGGATCGCCGCCACGGCGCTGGATGATTTCAGACGGCGAGGTGAGAAGGTTATTCTTTGCCGTCACCTCGGCCGCGATATCCTTGGTGGGATCGACCCAAGGCCAGCGACGCGGCTGCCACCGGACAGACTGATACCGCTTCAAGTTTTCTGGGCGAAGGTGAATGCCATCACCGACAACCAGGCCCAGAAGCAATGCCGGCTCCAATGCGCCTCGGAAAATCCGATCGACAAACACCTCGATCAACCACTCCTGTAAGTCCATCCAGTGGTCGCGTTCGTCCAGAACGCCCTGGCGAATAGATGAGAAATTGACGCCTTCAAGATCGTTGGCAAACGACACATAAGACACGCCCATGCCAGCACCCGCCCCGCGCAGCATCGCCTTATGAAAAGGCGCGAACTCGCCGGTGGGATATTGGCTCGGCACGTTCTTGATCCGAGCACCAGGCGGAAGCTCCTGATAGAGCCCCTCCTCCGCTTCGAACACGAGCTCCTCGTCGGCAAGATCGTCGTCGATATCCGGCCCCTCGCCGGCATCCCATTCAATGAAACCGCCAAGAGATGCAGAAGACCGCGCGTTTTTGAGCGCCGCCTTCTCAAACCCGTCCAGCATGCCAAGACGCCAGAGCGCCGTGGCCGCCCAGGGCAGACCGCGACGTTGCCCCAGCAAATCCTCGACGAAGCCGTGAACGATCTGCTCCGCAGGAACCCGATCGAGCGAAAGACCGCCATGCGAGTAGCCGCTAACGGCGGGGTCACTCGACATAAAGTAATAGGCGAGCGGCCGGCCAGAACGATTAAACTCGATGCCCTGGCGAATGAAGCGGCCACCGTTCAGCGCATCTACGTTGTAGTCGATCGGACACCGCTGCGGATCGAGGACTTGCAGCGCGTAGCGCATCGGACCCGCATCCTTGCCGCGTACCTCGCGCACCATAAACTCGCCGTCTTTCGCGGCCGAACCAACGATAGCCTTGCACAGGCGGCGAAAGTTGCGCTTTCCCGTCACATCGCAGTTTTCAGACCGACACCACTCCGACCACCAAGCCTCGATCGCAGAATTAGCGCCCGCGTCCATCTTGCCGCTTTTCAGCTTCGCCTGTGCTTGCAGGACAATTCCGTTCGCCCCGACGATGCTCCGCTCCGCAAGACGCAGGAATGACTTCATGTAATCGTTAGTGATGGCCTGGTGCCGCGACTGCGCGACCAGCACCCGCTGATTGCGATCGATCACAGCGTCGGTTGAGAGCGGCGTCGAAGACATGAACGAAACCGCAGGGCCGAGATCACGCCCGCCAGGCGAGAGGCTCCGCGTCCGGCGAATCCGAAGCCCGCTCGTTGTGCCGACGACGGCCGGTCCAGGCTCGGCCTGCATGGGCGGATCGGCCCGCGTGACAACGTCGGCCTTTGACCGCTTACCAAATCCAAACATCAGCCACCAAACCTCACATTAATGCGGCGGCCCAGCAGCCGGCGCGGCTTTCCATTGGCAGACAGCCGGCCCACCTCTTTGCGATAGGCCTCGCGCATCGTTTGCAGCTCCAGGATTGGCGTCCGGACCAGGGACCGGCCGGCGATCGTGTAGGACTGCTGATCGAGGGAGGCTCGCTTTTCGAGGACCGCCTCAATCGCGTCCAGCATCCGCTGGGCATGCGATCGCGGATCGAGCGCACCATCGACGCTGGCCAGATCAGCCGTGATTTTGACTTGCCCCGCATCCACCTCGACGACATCTGCGCCAGACACCGCACGAACAGACGCCGCATAGAGACCGCCCTGCCAGGCGGTGGTTTGCGTCGCCGGAACAGACAGCCGGTGCAGATCGCCATAAGGGACCGACGTCAGCTCGATCTTTTCAGGACCAGCCAGGATCACGATCACAGCCCACTCTGGAGCGGGATAATCGTCCAAATCCAAATCGACAGCGAAGGTCAAACCCGCTGCGATTGAAGACGGGAAGTACTGCAAATCGAAACCTCGCACGATCAAAGACCAGACGTCCGTCGCCGGCGTCTCTGCCGCGCAGCATTGCGAGCCGCGCGTTTTGGTTCCTCTGGCGCGTTCCCCGCCTCCTCCTCGGCCGGCTCTTCTGCAGCCGGCGCGGCCGGTGCCAGTCGAGACAGGCGCTGCGGCAGGTTCGGGTTGGCAATCTTGAGCGCGGCATAGGCATAGACGCGGCAATCGAGTGCCTCGTTGCGCTCCCGCGTTTTGTGCCAGGCACGGACCGGAAAGCCGCGCCGCATTTTCGTCACCAGCTGCTCGGCCGTCAGCTGAAGAAAGAACTCCGGATCCCGCTCGATCGGAAAGTGGCAGTAGCCAGGACCCACAACCGCCATATTGGCGCGGCGCAGGATGGTCAGCTTTGTGTCGTTCACACCCACGGAAAACAGCATAACCGGCCGCGTTCGACGGCCGCTGCGCGATTTGCTCGGAGCCGACACGACAGGCTTTCCCCAAAGGTTGCCACCTTTCAGCGCATAGAACCCACGGCGATGCTTTCCGCGCAGCTGCTCGTAAGCCGCCTGCGTCAAACCACCCGAGCCACCCGTATCGAAGCCGGCAGCGGAGACCTTCAGCGTCGCCCCGCTTTCCGTCTCATAGGTTTGCGCCAGGAAGTCGAAGACCAGCTCCCAGACGTCGTCCTTCATCGGATCGCCCCAGAACACCTGATAGTCGATCGACCAGGACTCCTCGCCCAGCCCCCAGCCGACCAGCTCTAGCTCAAGGCGATCCTCCTGCATATCGATGCCGGCCGTCAGGCAAGCGACACCAGCCGGAATCTTGTCGCCCCAACTTTCCGCCCGCGCCATAAGATCGTCGGCCGCGACCCGCTCCGCCTCCTCCTCCCAGCACTCAGCCAGGGACACGTTCACGAAGGTTTGCAGATCGTCGCTGGCCTTCTTTTCCAAAAAGGACTGCACGATGTCGCCCAGGCGACGAAAGCACGAATAGAGCTCCGACAGATGATAGCTAGCGTGACCAAGAAACGGTTTCTGGGCCTTCCAGCCGTGGCCCAGCTTTTCAGCATGGCGGACGGCCGCGACCCGATCGGAATCAGACCAAACGCAGCCATGCGCCGAACACTCATAGTAGGCCGACATCGGCAGATGCGCCCCGTCCGCGTCCTTTTCCCATTTGACGTTTGACCACATGATCACTTGCGGCTCACCGCAATGCGGACAGCCGACGTGAAACTGCCGCTGGTCGCCCTGCTCATAGGCATCATCGATCCAAGACAAGCCGCGCACCGTTGGCGTTGAGATTTCCAGCAGCTTGCGCATATCCCCGAAGGTCGCGGCCCGCTGCCAGAGCAGCGAGACAGGATGGCCCTCGGCCGTCCGATCGTAGCCGTCCGTTTCATCCGCGACGACGAAGGGAGCGGACTTGCCGCGCTGCGTCTTAGGCGAGCCAGACCAGGCGAACATGATGAACCCGCCTGGGTATGATTTCATCCGCGTGTTGTTTACGCCCTTACGACCCCGCGCAGTCGCGATCCGGCTCTCGAGCTCGGGATTGGCCTCGACCAGAGGATTAAACTTCGTCTGCAGCCAGGTTTGCAGATCGCCTTCCGACGGCTGCATCATCAGCTGCGACGTTGGGTCCATCGCGATCCGGTAGGATTGAGCGCAAAGCGCGACTTGGGTGTTGTGCGTCGGAATGAACGCTCTTCCGACGAGATAGAGCGAATTTGGCGAGTCCACCTGAATGCACTTTACCGGAGCACTGGGTACGGGATCGATCGACACGATCCGCCGCTCACGGCTCTCCGACTGCCTGGAATAGACAAACTGCCCCTGCGATCTCGCCAGCCTCTCGCGTTTGCGCGGCAAGCGAAAGAGATCATCCTCCGGATAGGCCTTGAAAGAGATCAGGTGATAACTGCCTGTTCGCCGCTGGCCGAGATAGAAGCACGATTTCTGAACGACGCGATGGCGCGGCTTGATCCCTAGCGACGCCGCCAGATGAAACACCGCATCGGCAAGAGCCTCCGACTTCGAAACGAACTCGACCTGACCGCGACGGTCGACCGTTCCGTCCGTATCGAGCAAGCCCGCCAAAAGGTCCCTGCGCGCAACCTCATGCGCGAACAGATACTCCTGCGACACATAAGCCTTTGACTTCAAACCGTGGCGGCCGAGTAGAACCGCAAGCGACCTACCGTCCTCATCCAGGACCCGCACCGATCCGGCATTCGGATGCCGCTTGTCGCGATACCGCACCTCGGTCAAGAAACCCCGATCCGCAATCACGCTGGCAATGATCTCATCCGTTCGACCAAAACAAATCGTCCCATCGAACATCGTGCCGTCACCCAGCCACACACCATACAGATATGGATCGATTGGCAGATTAGATGGGAGAATTTCAACCGGTCGCGAGTTGGGGATCGAATAACGGGCGCGACCTTGCGAACGGGACCGATGATGCGGCTCGAGCATTTCACCGGTCGAAAGTGTAACGGTACGGTTAGTAGCTTTACCGCGAATGCGGTGCCCTCGATCTACGACCGTCCAAAGATGCTCTTCGTCGCAAATTACTGACGACTGATCATCGAATACGACCTTATAGCACGAGCGGTTGAGCATAGGTTCGGTCGCAAACCGGACCCGCGAGGGCTTTCCCTGCTCATCAAACACGGTGTCACCGGACACAATTTCCCCCATTGGGACGAATCCCCGAGGCGTGGGTATAAGGGTTTCCAGTGCAACTGCTTTGCCCACCTGGGCGGCCCATTTCAGGCTGATACGCTGACAGGAAGGATCGACCGTCATGTCGAGCGGCTCGCGCTGATAAGGCGCGTTGTCGAACCGGATCAAACCAGGGATCGCGTTCCCGACCGGAATGTAGACCGACCGCTCCGCCCAGACCGAAGGCTTCAAATCCGGAGGCGGCTGCAGCGCCGCCAGGGCGGAGGCCATCATGCGGTGAGCGGCTGCGCTATACTCCATCGGACGCAGGCTCCCCCATCAAGGCGACAAGGTCCGTCTTCGAAATGCCGGCCATGATTTCCGACAGCTCGGCTTTGATGATCTTCTTTAGAGCCGCCTCGGTTTTGGTGGATTTGCCGGCGGCCGCGATCCGCACCGGCGCATTGTTGAGAAGTTTCGTCTTCAGCTCCGACATCAGCAGCGCCGTTACCGCCGCCGCCTCTTCGGCATTGATCAGCGAGCCGCGCAGCTGCAGCACCGCCATCTCCTTAAGATCAGCATCCGCGCGCATGCGTCGCGCCTTTTCACTCTGATAGTTGATCGCGCCTTCTTCGCCCTCGCCAGGACCGACATCGAGCGATTGCAGATACCGGATATAGCCCTGAACAGACGGGACCAGATCATACCGGCCGCGTTCCGCCTTCGGGATTACGCCCTCCTTCGCCAGCTGCTGCACCCGGCGATCCGTGAGCATAAGCAGCTTTGCGATCGTGCCGACGGGATAGGTAGGATTGCCGGCGCCTGCCATCAGCCCTCAAATTCCCCCAGCGACAGACCAGCAAGCAAGTCGCCCTCCGCAACCATTTCAGAATTAGGCGCGCTTTCCGCAACCGAAGATGCGATGGGCCCCTCCTCGAGGTAGCGATCGAAGACGGCCTTAATGATTTCGACATTATCGGTAGAGCGACCGGCCTCGTCCCAGAGCGCATCGAACCAGCCCTGATAGAAGTCAGTGAACGCGTCCGACACATCGATGTCGAACTGCTCGGTGCGCAGGTTCTTATTCAGGTTCATCGACGAGCGCATGACGGAACGGCCGCGCGCGCCTTCCACGATAATGATTTTTGCATGCACCGACACGCACCGGAACGCCTCGACGCCACACGCCTGGATCAGCGGGCCGGCGAACTTCGGAGACTTCTCAAAAGTGCCGCGGTCGAGGATGAACCGAAGGCCCCGCAGCTGCTCGTTGGCGCGCATTTCAGCCGCGCGCTTCACATCGTAGAGGCCGGTGGTCCAAGCCGAGATCGACACGTCGGCCGGTCCAAGGCAATTGACCATGTGCTCCATCACGTCGATCGCAGAGAACTGGCCGGCCGTCAGACCAGAGACCGACACACCAGGCGACAGATCACCGATGACCTCGGCCGCAGCGCCGGTGCGATGCGCGACCAGGCGCGCGGTGCGTGATGCAGTGCGAAGCGCCGAGCCCCTAGTCATCAGCCGCCGCTTTCCGCTCGCCACGGCTTTGCGCCAATACGTCGTAGGATACGCCAGTGCTGCGCAGATGGGCCTTAAGACCAGACCACTCCTGCCAGCGCCGCACGATCACGTCGACGAAGCGCGGATCCAGCTCCATAAGGCGCGCGTGGCGGCCGCTCTTTTGCGCCGCAATGAGCGTCGATCCTGATCCCCCGAATGGATCGAGCACGATATCGCCCCGCTGCGAGCTGTTCTTAAGCATGCGCAGAATGAGCCCGACCGGCTTCATTGTCGGATGCAGTTTCATTTTTCTTGGGACTTCATGCCGAACGACAGAGCCAACCAGCTCCTCAACCTTCAAATCGGACCCGGAGATGCGCAGCGTCGTCTCGCCGGTGTCAATTTCGACAGCGCCGTCGGCCGTCACTACGAAAGGAGCCGCCTCGGCCTTCAGAACGGTGGTCTGCTTTCGACCGCCGAACCAGCGATGAACGGCCCCCTCCTTCCAGCCATAAATAATCGGCTCATGCTGCCAGTGATAATCGGAGCCACCAAAAACCAACTGTGCTTTGATCCAGATCAAACAACTGGAAATTTTAAACCCGCTGTCTGCGAGGGCCGTTCGAAAAGAAGCGCTCTCCATATCGGAATGGGCCACGTAGCAGCTCGCGCCATCCTTCATAAACGATGCTACCAAGCCGAAGCAGTCGAGCAGGAACTGGCGAAACGCCTCGCCTTCCATATGATCATTTTTTATTTTGCCGGCCGAGCCCTCGTAATTCACGTTATAGGGCGGATCGGTCCAGCAAAGGTCAGCCAGCTCCGAACCCATCAACTCGGAGAAGTCGCTCTCCACGGTGGAATCCCCGCACATCACCAGATGATCGCCAAGAATCCAGACATCACCCTCGGACGAGACATAGCCATCGCCGGCATCGGGAACTGCGTCGTCGTCGGTGTTGCCTTCGCCGTCGATATCGTCGCCGTCCAGGAACAGCAGCTCAAGCTCGTCTTTCGAGAAGCCGATCACATCGATGCCAAAGCCCAGGTCGCGCAGCTCGCCAAGCTCGAGCGCCAGCAGCTCTTTGTCCCAGCCGGCGTTTTCTGCAAGTTTGTTGTCCGCGATCACATAGGCGCGGCGCTGCTCGTCCGACAAATGAGACAAGCGCAGGCACGGTATCTCGGCCATGCCCAGGCGCTCGGCAGCCAGGACGCGGCCGTGGCCGGCGATGATTTCGCCCTCGCCAGAGATCAGGATCGGATTGGTAAAACCGAACTCCTGGATCGAGGCGACGATTTGCAGAACCTGCTCGTCCGAATGGGTCCGCGAATTGCGAGCGAAGG